ACCGGAAATTTGGGCCATCATTTTTTCAAGGTATTCAATCCAATTAAATACTTCCTGCTTATTCATTAAAAGATTCAGAGGTTCTGGTTTAGCTCCTTGTGTTACCGAAGGATCATAATATATTGCATTAAGCCCCTCCGTTAATTGGGAAAGGGAAATCGCGGCCTCTCTAGGAATTAAAATGTTTTGAACACCAAAGGCGGCTTGGTTCGTACAGACCGCAGAACAGAGCGCATTATATACCTTTTGAATGGGAAGCAAATCCATTGCAACGGTATAAGCAAAAGGGCTATCTATTTGTTCATCGGCGGCGATACGAGATACGGGAACGCTTTTATAAGGCAAATCACCATCAAATAAACATACATTAGAATCAAGAAAAAGAGTCGCTCGACCATTCACCATAGATGGAGTGCGTTTGTGATAAAAAGTATAAAGAGGGATTAAATCTTCATTTTGCTCATTGATAATGTGTCCTAAGCGGTGACGCTTAACTTCAGGAGCAATGGTCATTCCTTTGATTTGGTCTGCATAGGCCGGAAACTTGGCAATTAAATCCCAACGATTTACATACTTCCTAAGAATCAACCAATCGGTTGCATCATACCCTCTAGCCGCGAAATCAAAAATACAATCCAGCCAATTATAAGTTGTAACTACAAAGTCCCCTTTATGTTGGGGAGTTTGGGTTACTGGATCAACATTATACACCTCTCCAAGAGTTGCATCCCACTCTCTTGAAATATATGCGGCTCCGAGAACTAAGGCAATTTCAGTCGCATTTTCAAAGTTCTTATCTAAGTGCTTCTCTTTTTCAACGTACCGAAGGATGTTCTTACAAAAGTCCGTTTGGGCTTGTGATTTGTAATCGGTATTTGTGGCAATTGGTTCGGGTGAGACTCTCTGGGCTGTCACAAGTGACAATAAGTGTTTAAGAATCGCCCGAAAGTGATTTATGTTAAGACGCTTGAAACCATCCGCCCCAAAATTGGGAAACAGATAGTTCGTTTCATTAACAAGGAAATAGTTATAATATAAGTCTCTGGCTGTAAGCCATCGACCCGACATATCTATATGTCTATCGAAATCAGAAACTTTCTGTGCAAGTTCTGAGATTAGGCTGGTCGTATCTGAAGACGCCCAATACTGGCTCCAAAGTTTTCTATCAAGGCTCATTTATTTCCTATAAAAAATTTTCTTAATCTCTTCATCCTGCGGATTGGGATAATGCAAGGGAACAACATTATTGGGAAACATGGTTTTTGAGACATTAATTTTATAAAGAGGAGGAATTGGGTTAATATTTCGTATTGCTGGAATTAAAGTGGAAACTAAATAAATCAAAGCATCTAAGAAGTCATAATGTCCAAGTTCTTTACTTCTTGCAAATTCTGAATGTCCCTCTTTCCAAATCCCGAATGCCAGTGAGGCAATCAGCATCTTACATCGGGGATGAACTAATAAATTCCCATCATTAATAAACTTACGGGTTTGGCTTACCATCCACTCTTTGCTATGTTTATCTTTCCCCGTCCCTACATTCTTCATTACGGGCGCAAAAGGGAGCCGATGCAAACGGCTAAGATCAGCAATAAGGTTAAGGTTGTTATTATCAGAAATTCGACGAATACGAGAACTATTGATTTTAAGATACTCGATTTCATTCTGTTTAATGCCATCGGCCAAAACTTGTGTTGTAAAATCATTCTCTTTAAGTGCAAATTCATATTCAATGGCAAGTTTGCCTAATGTAAAATTGTAATAACCAAGGATGTGCGCCGTAAAATCCCGATACCCAATATCCAGCCCTTCCACAATCGTATAGAATTGGAAATAATCATCCTTTTCAATTTCTTTAACATATTTTTCGTTCCATTCAGGTATGATATGTAAAGAGGAGTCTACAACGTGTTCACAAAGAAATTCGCGTTTATAGGAGGTTGAATCGGTGCCCCCCACCTCTTCCGCAAATCGAGCGACCTCTTCTTTTGTATACCAACTATCATTAATGGTAAATTTAACGTAATTGCCTTTTGCAATAGCGGATTCAACGTAACTGTTAAAGGGATGGTCTGGTGTTTTCGGCGGTGTGCTGGGAAGAATGATTTTCTTATTTGGATTCTTGGAACTTAAAAGTTGTGGAAGAGCTACATCTTTAATCACGCTTTCAAGTTGATCTATTTGCGCCGCTTCGTCCAATATAAAAAGATCAGACTTATTACCACGAAGGTTTTCAAATTGCCCATTATTAGCCCCACAAAGTTTTATAAAAGACCCAGTACGTTCGACAATCCATTTTCCTGTTTGGGCTTTCCATACCGGCCTTAAATCATCGGGACAATCTTCTAAAATTTGGTTAAAGATGGGAAGAAGAAAATCTTTTAGGGCGTTCTGATAAGGTGCGCCGAAATGAATCTGAAAATTAATATTACGAATGGAATCTTCTAAAGCAATTACGGCCATTGTGGTAGTTTTACCAAGCCGCCTAGAACATTCCACTACATCAATTAAAGCCCCACTCTGTCGAATATGATCGTAAATCTTCCTTTGGACAGGCTTAAGCTTGTATTTCAGGTTCCCCGTCAACCAGGCCGCTCTTATCGCCGCTTCCTTCCGTGTTGGTTCCATCTTCCAATTCCTTTAAAAGCTTTAAAGTTTCCTCTGCGGCCTCTTTTGATCCTTCGGGGGTGTTCTTTTCTGGGGTTGTTTCCACTGGTTTCTTTGTGGGTTCCATGTATTGCAAAAGCTTCAACCAAATATCGGCTGCTAGTTCTGGGTCTGAAGTTGCAACTAATTTAGCAAGTTCAACCAGTTTATCCACAGGATGAATCTTCCATTTCCCAAGAAGGCGAACTGAAACCTTCGCCGCACTTTTGGAATTAACAGATCCTTTCGGACGGCCTTGGGGATTCTGTGCAACTCCCGCTTTCCAATTTGGGTTCCCGGTTGATTTATCAATTAAGCCCATTAAACCGCCGTTCCACCGGAAGTTATTCGCCATTGACTTGGATAAACCTTAATGTTTCCACAAGTGGGGCAATGGCCGCAGGTCGGACAAATCTGGTCCCAATAGGGCCACCTATTCAAATTAGGAAAGGTATGACAAACCCCAGTTGAAGTGCTAGTTAAACAAATGGCACAATCTAAAATTCCACAAGGAACATTATGTTGGAGGTTATTCTCCATTGGAATACTTTTCCTCTTTTCGGGGCTTCTTAAGTCTCTCAAATTCCAGTTCAGTATCCGCCATTACTCGAAATAATTGAACTCCATCTTTTAAATCATTAAACATTTCTGGATGCTTAGCCAGATACAAAATTGTAAACATTGAAGTGGAACAATCATTCAAAGTTAAATTCACTTCCCCTAATTGTTTTATCAAATCTTTAAAGGTGCTAATGGCCTCTCTCTGAATCCATCCCCGTGCTCTGGGAATAATCCATCTTTCCCAAAAAGAGGGTTTCTCGTGTAGCTCATAATTGAATAGAAATACATAAAAGGCTTTTAAAGCGATTAAATTATTGGATGCGACAACAATTCCAAAAGTTAGCATGCCTTCTTTCCTTCAAAGACGCTTTTCAAAGTTTCATATAAAGCCCTGGCCTCTTCAAAACTCAGCTCAATGGGATCACCTGTGGGTGGGATGACTCGTATCTCAAGTTTCATTCTTTTCTCCTGAATTAATCAATTATTTTAGAAGCCCCTTTGTTTAACTCCGTACTCTAAGGTGGCCACCCTGGCGTTTATGTCCTGCATGGTGCGACGCACTTCTTCCGGAATTCCCGGCTTGACCGCCTCTTTCCGGCTTTCCCGGTAAAGATCGAACGCTTCCCGGCTAAGGAGCAGCCCAAGGGAAACGACAGACGCCATTGCAAATGAAGCATTATGAAAGACTCCTGCAAGGGTTAACAGGGATGCAGTACAAAGGTGTGGGAAATATTTACTTAGGGTCATCTAATCCTCCTAGAACTCTTATCCTTCAACACAAGTTGGGAAAACGTATCAATCTTCATTATCGGCGACGACCTACTCTTGCGGGGCGTTTGTGGGTGATTCAGAGGTACTGTAATAGCCTTTGGCATCCCCATTTGGGTTACAAACGATCATCACTAATTTTCTTGTAAGGCAATTAAGGGGTAGCCCTAAAAGGTGAGCCATTTCAGTAAACGGCAATAAGGGTTGAACTTGATAGAGATTCATGGGTATAGTCCTAAATAATTGAATTAAGTCTATGTGTTAGAGAGGGTTACACTCCAAAACCTCACCCCCAAAGGGAACGTACCCACTGGGGAGGGGTACCTAAATCTAAAGCTCAATTAAATTTTGTACTTCCGACTCAACTTGAATAAACAATCTCAAGCTTTATTTAACTTCTTGTAAAACCTTGTCATCCCCTGCAAGGGAAGAACGACTAACAGAAGCATCTCCCGCCTTCTCACTTGCAGGACGTAGCGCGTTCAACTGGTCGGTAACCGAACGCTTGAAGGCGTCCAGCCAACTCAGGACCTCAGCCATGGGCATGGCGTACGCTCCCTTAATCTCCATGTCATTCAGCAGGTTAGTATTGTTGGTGACAAGTCTTAGAACATTATCTAGGTCTTTAATTTGTTTCTCTTTATCGGCATTGACGATAGTTTGTATGGCATTACTCATTGGTTCCTCCGAAGGATTCATTTAATTGGCTAACGCTTAGGCATTAGCTTGTGGGATTAATTAATTGTGACTTAAATTGATTTAATAGACTAACGTAGTCGTATTTACTTAAATAAGCTGTTATATTCTTCTATTCTATTGCCTAAGCCCTAAACAATGGCCAACAACGGTTTAAATTACCCTTAAAATTAGACTAAACTAATTCTCTTTAAAGGCATTGTCATATTAATTCCCTTTCCAGGGAGAGAATAAAGGTTAAAGACAATACTAAAACCTATCGGCTAATAGAATAAGTGAAACGCCGTAAGACGGAAATGATTTAACTTTCTTACAAGGGGGAAAAGTGAGTAATGCAACGAACGTACCCTTGTTACAAATACAAGAAAATAACCCTAAAATCTATCAAGTGTGTTGATGATGACGCTAGTCTTGTCTTATAAGTCTTGGGTCGTCCCTTTGGGCCTTCCCGGACAATTACGAATCTAGCAATCCGAATCCTTCCGATGATTAGTTGGTTGGTGAATTGGTTTATACCCCTTCCCTCATTCCGCTAGGTTTTGGGGGGGACATAACCCATTTTTCCTAAACTATTTTAATTGTTACAATTCGTTTACAAATGTAAATCTTTATGTTTCCTTTGATAATCAAACCTTTTAAGGTGAAAATATCTCTTGAAATATATTTATTTTGGAACAATATTTAAATATGAATAAATTAACTCAAATTGAAATAATGGCGCATGATCTTATTAAATATCATTGTCCGTTTTATCAATTTCAATGGGATAATGGAAAACGGCGTTATGGGTATTGTAATTTCCATACGAAAACTATCTCTATTTCAAAGGTTTTGGCCTTTTTAAATAGTATTGAGGCTAGCTTAGATACCATTCTCCATGAAATTTCTCATGCGTTGAGTGGTTTTAATGCGGGACATGGGCCACAATGGAAACAACAAGCACAGGCATTAGGCTGCAATCCGACGGCATGTTACGATAGTAAAACTATTGTTAAACCGCCACATAAATATGAGGGCATTTGTCCGAAATGTCAAAAAATTTATAAACGGTTTAGGAAATCGTATAGGCACGAATCCTGCGGGGTTTGTTGCCCTAGTTCATATAATCCCGCTTATATTTTAGTTTTTAAACTTGTTACAAATGTAAACGTTTCCAACAACGTGAAACATTTACAAGAAAAGTCTTGAATTTTGGAAGAACTAGGAATATAACTAAATTATGAAAGACATGAACGGAGGCAACAATATGAAATTCATCCGTGAAATACCTGAAAGCAAAATTACACAAACCGTCATTAACAATCTTGAACAATGGGGATTCACATTGATCTGGCGAGTTGATTCAGTCGAAATATGGGCTAATGTGTCATGCTAAACCTTATTGCAGTCCTCATAATCTTTGGATTCTTCGATGGTGCCTTAGGAATTGGCCAGAAAAGGAGATAAATAAAATGAAAACTTTAACATCATTTCTGCGAAGCGTACAAATTGGTGATAAATATGTTATGACGTGGCATAAATATGGTGCCCCAAAACTAATAGGAAAATCCCGGAAAATAATTGGTAAACAATCAAAGGCTATTATTTTTGAAAGTGACACATCTCCCTTAGGTTCATTTTTAACGTTTCAACATGCTAGGGAATACAGAAATATGTTGAATGGTTTTCAGTTCTTGGAAAATGGTGAACCTTTAATGAAATATGAAAAGGTGGCCTAATATGCTACATAATACAATTACCTATTATGATGCAAATGGGAAGGAACTTTTCAAGCAAACCGTCCTTTCCCTCAAAACTGAGCCGGGAAGGTCTTTAATCCTTCGGACTTTTGCCCAAGATGGTAATATTGCCTATTTTGAGACGAATGTTCGCCGATACACGAGCGGGGATATTTATGGGAACCATGCGGGGATTATGATATGAAACCGGAAATTATGCAATTAAGGCTAAGGCAATTGGCAAGTAGATCTAGTTTTAGGTTTCTAGGCATTCAGAAAGGCCTAGGAGCGATGGAAGGGTTTGCTTTATACAATCTAGTCATGCTGGCTCATCCGGCGCACCTTAGCACCTTGTCGGTCGCTACAATAGACAAGACTTTTGGTAAAATAGGTCTTGACAAAAGAGCAAAGTCCGGGTATAAGAAAATATGTTTCAATGGGAGGTAATGGATATGACATTTATAAAAACGCAACGGCTTACACCGCATCAAGCGCATGAATTGACTAAAATGGGATTCATCCTCACCTTAGTACGGTTCTTTTATGGGGAATTTGATGAATATCAAATATACGTCGATTGAAAATTAAATAAAACGGGACGGTGAAATAATATGCTT